TCTGTCGGGTCGAAAGAGTATTCCGTGCCGCACTCGTCGCATTCCCCGTAGGGTGACTCTTGCGGCTGCTCCAGTGCTGCGCGGAGTGCAACCAATGCAGAGCGACGAAGTTCGATGTTCTGTCGATGTTCCATCAGCAAATCTGCTTCTTCCAAAGCCTCCAGCGCCTGCTCCACCACTTCGCGCGGCAGCGTTACAAATTCTTGTGTATTGGTGAATTTTTCGCGCTCAGTAGCAGCAACCAGGGACGCAAAGCGTTCAAGTCGTTGCTCAATGGTTGTTGCTTGAATGTCAGGCCAGTTAAAGCCAGCGGTGTGCGCCAGCTTGATGATTTCTTCCTGTGTCATATCTCATCCTTGTTCAAAGGCAGTTCAAAAAAGTAGCTCCGGGCAAGCGGTGAACTAGTCCGCCGTTCGGTAGCAAGCCTAGCCCGGAGACTTCATTCTACACGGTCAAGCGTCGTTTTGTGCGTCGCCCTCAGTCGGAATCCCATCATTTTGCAGCGGCTCGAATCCTACAACCCGTCGCAACTCGTCGGCCTCAAAAAGACCCTGCACGCCAGCGGCGAAGGCCTCGCGCATGGCTGTGGTGTAGGCTTTGAGGAGCTCGACCTTCTCACTCTCGCTGGGTGCGGCCACGTCCGGCCATTCCACCTCAAACTCGCCAGCCTCGATGATGCCTGCGGCCTGCATGCGCTTGACGAACTGCTCCAGCATGGGCGTCAGTTCGTTGGTCTGGCGGGACTTGGCGCGCGCGGCGAAGTCCGCTTTGTCCTCGTCTGATGCCAGTCGTCCGGTCTGCTGACCAAAGAGGATAACGAAAGGGATGCGCACCGATGCGCTGAAAAGGTTCGCCGCCACCTCAAAAGACGGCTTCGGATCATGCGTCGCGGTCTGCAGCGTCGAAGCCGTGCCGCCCTGCATCACGATGCTGGCGTCCTGGTTGCGGTTCAGCGCGCGGGCCTGCTCCTCGTGAGCCTGCCTGACGCTCACGCGCTCGCCGTTCTCGCCGATGGCCTGCACAGCGGTGTCACGGTCATACTGGAAAACGAGTGTGCGGGCGCTGTTCTTCAGGTAGCTCTCGGCACTGCCCCCGCTTATCTTCTCCAAATCCACCAGCGAGTTGAACCCGGCGCGAAGCATGGGGACGCCATCGAACATGTCGCCCACGCTTCCTTCGGCCAGGATCTGCACCCGGCTGGGATGCACGTCCGCCCATTCGATAGGCTGGCCCTGGTTGTCGCCAGTGGTCACGCGCCTGCTCTGGTACTGGTACATGAGCGGCAGGCCATAGGTGGCGCTGGTCGTGTCGCTGTCCCACATCGTCACGCGCAACTGATCCTCGTACAGCGGCACTAGGTCAACGAGGCGACTTGCGCGCTCCAGCGGTTCGCGCAGGCTCTTGCCATCAGCCACGCGGTAGATGATGGCGGCATAGCGCCCGACCATGTTTCTGCGGTCCAGGTCGCGCAGCTTGGCCCATGCCTGGGTGCTGCGCAGGATAGCGTTTAACCGCTGCTCCCACGGCGTCACCTCGTCGCTGGCTGGGTTCTTGATGCGCGGCAACTCCTGCCAGCACTTGTCAAGCAGGCGATGCACCGCGCCATGAGCGGCAGGGTGGCGCTCGTAGGCCTGCAGCATGTCTGCGAACGTCGGGTTGACGGAGTAGCCATACTGCGCCCAGGCAGTCGGGCGCTTGGCGTCGAGCGAGCCGAAGCCTGCCAGCGCCTCGCGGGCGCGCTGCAGGTCGTAGGTGTTGGTGATCAGGTCCATGGTGGGGATGGTAGGGAGTCAGGTAAACAGGCCGGATGACGGGCGCAGCAGGCCGTTAAAAGCGCGACTGGCGGCGTCTATCTGGTCATCAAATGAACCATTGGGGAACATGCGGCCTTCATCCATGAATGGTTGATTCCACGGTGCGCGCAGCATGATCACGTTGCCCGCGTTGATCTGGCTGGCGAGTGGTGTTGCCCTCGTCACTTTGTCGCCGGTCTCTGGGCTGAAATGCGCATTGTGGCCGGCCAGCAACTGAGCGAAGGCCAGAACTTGAGACTTTCCGGCCTGCCCTGGATCTTGCGGGATGGACTGCTTAATCTGCTTTCCATCCCTCATTGCAGTCGCCTTGATCATGGCGTCGCGCTGGTGGCTTTCTAGCCGGTCGCGAACCACGTCGGCGATCAGGTAGCGTCCATCATGCAGTCTGGCGACCTTGACGCCAGCCGTGAAGTCGCCGCCCAGTGTAGAAGCCAAGTCCCATCCCCTGCACCACTCGGCGACGTTGGCCGGAATGGCATCAACGACTTGAATCATGTCGGGCTTGATGACGCCGCCAGCGGTCGGGGCTGGCTGCTGCATGTACTGGCCGGCAAACCGATACGAATCAGCGGCCTCCAGGCGGCGCAGGTCAGACAGCGGGAACTGCACCGGCCAGAACGATTCGCCATCATCCGTGATGGCTGGAATGTTCAAATGCTCCCACGTCTCGCCGTTTCCGCCTCGCAGCAGATATCCAGACAGATCGTTTTCATGCAGTCGCTGCATGATCAGGATGATCGGAGTATCCGGGCTGTTCTTGCGACTCTCCATCGTCGTGCTGAACCAGTCGATCACGTTTTGCCGCATGGTATCGCTCGAAGCCTCGCCGGCCTTGTGCGGGTCGTCAATGACGATAGCGCCGAAAAATCCGGCTTGCATACCGCCAGCACCACGGCCAGTAATCGAGCCGTCAGCTCCTGTTGCGTAAATTATGCCTCCTTGCTCGGTTCTGAATTCGTCTTTTGCCGAGCTATCTTCCTTGATCGTTATTCCTGGGAAAATCTTTTTGTAGGCTTCGTGTCTGATCAGCTCTCGCACTTGGTATGCGTTGTTTGTGGCTATGCGCTTTGAGTAGCTTGCGTGAATCCACTCAGACGATGGGCTTACTCCAGTCGCCCACGCCATGAAGTTGATTACCGCCATTTCTGTTTTACCTGATCTCGGCGGGACATTGATAATAAGTCGCTTCGTTTTGCCTATCACTACCCGCTCAAGCGCCGAGCATATGATTTCCTGATGCTTGTTGTCTCGCATGTCTGCGCCTTTTCTGGCGCGAAACATGGTTCTTGTAAACTTCAGCAGATCAGCCTTGCAATCCGCCACCTGATCAGTTGTTAGCCGCATCTTTTCCACCTGTAGCCGTATGCTGTGTATGATTCACTGGTGCAAGCCCTGATAATTTTTGCATGGTTTGCTTTTGCGTAAACACCAAGACTTCTCACCCATTGAACCGCATCAATCATTGCATCAAACACCTCGCCTGTGTTGACGCACATCACCTTGACAGCTTTTGCTTTTCTTAGTGATGCAACATGGCTTGCTGACTTCTTTACACCTCGCTGCCTGGCTCCCGTCTGCTCTCGAACTTCTGGCCGGTTCATTGCTTCTTTGATTTTCTCAAGCCTAATAGCTCTTGACTCTGGATCTGTCCACGAGTCAATCACGGCTTGACGAGTTTTCTCATGGATCTGGCGTCCAATCAGTTTTGCTCGAACTTTCTCCATGGATTCAGGAACCAAAACTCCGGCGTCACCGCCGTCAGTAAGGTTGTACCCATTGGGCGACATTGTGTTTAGCTCCTTGATCCAATGCCTTTCTCTTTCGTTCATGTTCTCGAAAGAGCTGCAGACCTCAAGAAGTTCAACGCTGAATTTCTCATCTCCATGTTTTCTCATGGCGGCATACAGGGCCGAGCACCTGCCATTTTTTCGCGACTGATACTTGTGGGTAGAGAACCTTTGTTCGTAGCCTTTTGTTGTAACGCCGACATACAGCTTGTCATTCTCTGAATTTTTTATCAGATAGACATGGAAAACACCTTGCATAGCCATCCTTTCGGTTGGCTTATTATAACCTGTAATTGTTCCTTGCGCTTACGATGAGTGCTTACGGTTCAATGCATCAATGATTGCCTGCTGCATACTTGATGCCGACTCGCCATCATGGGTGTGGTCTATTGCAAGTCGCTGTGGTTCATATGCGCCCAGAAACTTCATGAGCTTGTCTGCTGCGCTGTTTTTGTCCCAGAACTTTATTTTGAATCCGCCGCCAGGGTCAAGCTCTATCGATGAAACTGCCGCCGCTGTGTCGTCGTCAAGTTCTCCAGGATGCTTTACGCTGCCGTCATCATTGAAAATCTTGCGAACATCCGAAAGCGCAAGCCTAGCCAGTTCTCTGACAACGCTATCTTGCTTGACGTTTGTTCGCTCCGAAACAAAAGTGCGTTTGGCTTGCACCGCCTCTTGAATGCTAGGTTTCGCTAACATGGCGCTCGCCTGCTCGTTAGCCGTTTTGGGGCTGTACCCGGCACGAATTGCGGCCTGAGTGCCGTTCAAATCCACCAAGTACTCTTCCACGAACCGCTCTTGCTTCGGCGTCAGCGCCATTACTTCACTCCAATCATTTTTTTGAGCTTCTCACTCTTCGTCCTTGCCGACATCGGCGGCGGTGGCAACACCTGCCTGGCCCTGCGCTGATACTCGCGCTCTTGCCACTCTGGCGTGTCGCGCTCGTCAATCATGATACGGGTCAATCCGCCTTCACGCCGAATCACCCGGCTCCTTATCACTGGGTCTCCCTTGCGCGGCTTGTCGGCCTGCTGTAGCTGGATCCTGAGCGGTGCCGCCGCCAGGTCAAAAACCGAAGAGGCCACGCGTCGGGCCTCTTTCGGGATTCGTGACTGGCTGGCGCTGGATCGCTTTATCCGCTGGGTCAGCAGGTCGTCTGTAGCCTCATCTTCGGACTGCTCAAGCAGGACAGGGAACAGGTCTAGCTGCTGCACCTGCGCGCGACTGCACCGGCTTCGGCTTTTGGCCTTGCTTCTGGTGCGGTCGAGCGGGTGGTTCATAGGCTATAGCTTAACCGATTGCTTTGGCGATGGCGGCGCGGGCTTTTGCCGTCATGTAGTTTTCGTCCGATCCTTGTCGATCAAGCCACTCTTTCGCAAACTCCAGCAAATCAGGCGCGGCGGCGATTAGGCGGGCATCCGCCAGAAGATTGATGCCGTCGTTGTGTGTGATGCCAAAGTAGACAACGGGCTGGCCTTGTGGTCCGTCAATGCCATAAGTAGCCTTTGTGTCATGCATTTCAGGATCATAAACTTTCCATGGGCGGGGCGTATGCTTCGCGCTCATGCTGCACCTTCTTCCTGCATCTGACGGCCAATCTCAGCGGCTGCGCGGACGATTGCTCGGCGGGTGGCTGACAAAAGATTTGATCTGCTTGCTTCTAGCTTTCCATATGATTGCCCAATGTGCGCTTCCACGACGTCTTTGCCGATGCTTACGGAAATTCTCAACTCCACCGCCAGCCGCAGCGCATCGCCATCGTCTGCGAGTGGGTCCCACTGCTTGCCTTTGACGGTATAAATCGTCGCATACGGGTAAAGCGCAGAAATAAACCTCTCAAGTTTGTAGCCTGCTGCCTTTGCAGCCGACTCCAACAATTCACGATCATTCATTTTTACACTCCAGGAAGAAAAACGCCACCCGACTCGCTGGAACAAGCAACGAGAAGGGCGGCGTAGGCCTTTCGGCTTTGGTGTCTAAGCATCTTGTTCACGCAACACCAAAACCGAATGAGATTGCATCTTAGCGCATGGCTGGCGCAGTGTCAAGCCACAGTCACCACAATTTCAACGAACCCGCCAATGCGGTCGTCCGCCTTGCTGATCTCCATAGACCACTTGGAGTCATCAACCCCGATCACGTCACACAATCCGTCCAAGCCTGCTTTGCAGCTTGCCAACAGGTTGTCCAAGTCGCGCGCTCGGCAATTCGGGGGGACGAAGGTGATTTTCAGGTGCAGCCGCTCGGCGTCTATGCGTGTCAGGCCTTGCGACTTGGCTTGCCAAGCCCATAGCGTCCGGTAAGCCTTTTTTGCCCGCGCCTTGATGGCCCAATGACCGCGAGCGTTCGGCGACAGGTCAGAAGTCGGCCACGGCAGGATGACTCTCATTTGATGCGCTTCCAGTCGTAGACAACACCGGCCACCAGCAAGACCGCCATCATGACGAGTGCTACCGCGTCATCCATACGCGGGGCGGCAAGCGCCAAGCATCCAAGATAGCAAGTATCAGCTTTGATCATTTTGCACCCGCTTTCAAATTGGCTTCGATCCATGCCTCGCCACTGCCTGCATGCTTGCAGCCTTGGCAAAAGCGATCCGACAGGCTGCGGTCGTAGCGGCACTCGCGCGACATGCGAAACGGCCAGGATGCACCGCCCTGGCTGTGCTCGACCGTCTCGCGGTACGGCGGCCGATTAAAACAGCCGTAGCGGTGCTCAGAACCCACCGAGCTACCCATCCCTACCTCGACCTCAGCGACCGGCATAGCGGGCCTCCTGGGCGGCTTGGTGGGCTTTTTGGCGCTGGCCCAGTAGCTCGGCAGCGTCATGGGCTGCTTTTGCCTCCAATGCCTCGCATACCTTGACCTCATCCCGCGTGACCGCTTGCCGCCGTGCGTCGCCATGCAACCGCGCCTCGCCGTACAGCGACGCATAGGCCACCAGGTCATCAATGCTGTCTCGGTGCGGCGTCTCGCGGCTCTGGTCGCGCACCATCTTCAGGATCGCCATGAGCAGGAATCCTTCAGCTTCGGTCAGGTGGTATCCGGCAATGGCGTTGAAAGCCGTCACAGTGGCCTGCATGCTGCGCTCGCCGCTGCGTTGATCGTACTGCTTGCCGCGCTCGTCCATCAGGTCGGCTGCGCGGTGCAGGAGGTCTTGCGCCTTGGTGGGGCGCGCTTGGTCTTTGGCTTGGTTGGTGGTCATCATTTTGAGTCGGTGGTGGGGTTGATGTTGAGCCATGAGGTCATGGCGTTGCGGGCTTCCACTCGCCCACCTATCCATTATGCCCTCATGAGAAGCTGGGTGGGCGGATCGTCGTGGGCGTCTTGCCCGCCCGACTGGTCACAAGTGGATCAAATTTGAATATTACTCCCCATTTTTACAAGTAGTGCAAGATTCAAAACGTAAAAACCTTTTGAAATCATGCACTTAGCTGGCATTTTTGAATATTGCACCATTGCACGGGGGTAGATATACAAATTAAGACAAGTTGATATTTCCATGGATGGGGACAAAACACGGTGCAACAGTGCAATATTCGAGAAAACAGACCCTGTTACACCCCTATATATAGAATATATATAGAAAATATATATAGAAATCAATAACTTACGTTGTCTCTCCCTGTGTTACATTTTGTTACAAACCACCTCGAATATTGCACCGGCTTCGGTGCAATATTGGTGCAATGGTGCAATATTCGACGCAGGCAGGCGCAAAAAAACCGCCCGTAGGCGGTTTTGCTACTGGGCGAACTGGTTACGCCAGCTTCAAAAACTCGGCGGTCTTGCGTCCCACCTTACGCTGCTCGACTGCGATCTTGCCGGCCATGACAAGCTGGTCAATCAGATCCTGACAGCCCGCACCATTGGTCTTCAGTGCCCTGTTGACTTTGAATCGCGCCAGCCACTCCGTCTCAGACAGCATGGCCAGCACCCTCTGGGTGTCCTTCCCCGTGTCCGTCTCGTCGTTGGCGCGCGCATAGCGGATCTTGAGTGCCGTGTCATCGGCAGCTAGGGCGAACCCGTACAGGACGTGCTCAGCGGTGCGATGCCCTCCGTCAGCCATCCCGAGGATGAGGCTGATCTTGCTGCACATCTCCCAACTGCGGCGCGTAATGGCCTCCATCCCTGTATGACTCCTGTGCAGCTCACCCAACTTCCAAAAATGCTCATAAGCGGCCTCCAGCAGCTCAGACGCCTCAGCGCTTGTCGTTACATCAACAAAATCTCCGCAGCGCTCCACGCGCCCCCCGGGCGGCTCGCTGTGCCCCCCGTGGTGCAAGGACTGCAGACGCATCACGATTGAGTCGTCTAGCTCGACTTTCGAGAATCCTTCTTTTTTTGCGCGGGTTTGTGTTGTCTTCTCGCAGCACCAAGGCGCGCGCCACGAAGCCGTTTTTCACGTTGTCTGGCGTTATCGTCGCATCGAACGTGTCAGGCGTCGTGGTGCCCATTAGGCTTAGGAATGGCTCCAAAATCCCTTGGTCGGCGTCTTGGATCGACTTCAGCGAGCGCGCGATTTCTACCTCGATCTCAGCCGCCTTGCCGTCCCCCGTGTCGAGGCGCTTGTAGAGCTTGGCCACCTCGTCTTTGAGCTTCGTTTTGATTTCCTCTTTCAAGTCGCCGGTGATTGTCAGGATTCCAGTGGACTTGGAGTAGATTTCCATCAGGGCACCGATCACGCCAGTCAGATAGATGGCGCCGCCGCTCTTGCTGGCCTGCGTGATCTTTTGCAGCATAATGCCGATCTCGTCGATCAGGTAGTATGCCGCCTGGTGGCGAAGCAGGTTGCGGTAGATTTCCTGCTCCGACTTTATCTTTCCGTGCATGGCTTGAGAGACATTGACGCGTGAGAAAAGCTTCGTCACAGCCTGAAAAACGCTTTCTTTTCCAGTTCCTGACCCAGCGACGCTGAAGATCATCATGTTCAGACCCATTCCGTCCCTGGCGTCCCGGTGTCGCATCCCACCCAGGCACGACAGCACATAGAGCGCTGCGCCAGCGGATATAGTAGGCTTCGGATAGAGGCACTGACCCTCAATCCAGTGGTACAGCCGGCCAGCGAAACCAGGCAGATCCCACGGCTTGATTCCTCGCGCGCGCTCTAGGATGCTTGCACCAGTCGCCGGCTGATCATCCTCGGCAAACACTGGGTCAGGCTCAAACGTCATCGACTCAACATACCCGCCAGATTTTGCGTGCATCAACAGTGTGCCGACCGTTACCACGGATTTGGACTTTCCAAAGCCGTGCCAGCGATAGTCAAGCGCGCCGGCATCGTAGCGTGTTGCATCCCTAGCGCTCATGGCGTCCCACAGGCGCAAACCTTCTTCGCTGCCGCCTGTGGTGTGATGCAGCGCCATTCCGCACTCGATCCACTGCTCATAGGTCAGCTTATCGACCTGCACCGCATCGGCTATGACCGACAGCTCGCTTGCCTTGACCTCGCGCACCACACCGTTTACCACACCCGCATAGCTGTTGGCCTGCGCCAGCTTTTGCAGCAGTGCAGCTGGTGCGTTTGCTGTGTCGGATGGGTCCCCGCGCAGCAGCTCATAGTCGCGCCCGCTGGCGTGTGGAGAGCCGTACCCCACAACAAAACCGCTCG